TGGACGCGGCCGGCGGGCGCATCGCCTTTCGCCGCGACGGCGACATGCTGCGGATGCGCCTGCCGAGCGGCCGATACCTCCGCTACCGGCGGCCGGAGGTCGAGCGCGACGAGAAGTTCGGCCGCGACGGCGTCACCTACTGGGGCGTCGATAGCCGCACCCGGCGCTGGTCGAAGATCCGCATGTTTGGCGGCCGGTGGGCCGAGAACGCGGTGCAGGCGCTCTGCCGCGACCTGATGATCCTCGGCATGCAGCGCCTGCGCGCCGCCGGCTACACGATCATCACCACCGTCCACGATGAGATCGTGGTCGAGAAGCCGATCGGGCAGGGCGACGTGGACGAGGTCGTCCGTCTCATGTGCGAACTCCCCGACTGGGCCGCCGGCTTCCCCCTCTCGGCGGAGGGCTGGAAGGGGGAGCGCTACGGATGAAGGCCCAGGAGCACAGCGACACCAGCGCCGCGGCGGCGGAGGCGATCGAGCCCGCCGCGGCAACGCTCCGCATGGCGGTGCTCGGCGTCATCGCCGCGACCGGCGGGGCGACCGACGAGGAGATCCAGGCCGCGCTCGGCCTGGCGGGCAACACGCAGCGCCCGCGGCGTGTCGAGCTCTGCGAGGCCGGGCGCGTCGTGGACAGCGGCGCGCGTCGTCGCGCGAAGAGCGGTCGCCAGGCCGCGGTGTGGATCATCAAGCCGGAGTGGTGGTGATGCACCGGACCATTCTGAACCCCGCCGAGCGCGTCTTCGCCCACGCTCTCGGGGCCGCGCTGGAAGAGCAGCGCCGGGCGGCCGGGCTGTCGAAGGCCGAGCTCGCCCGGCGCCTCGGCCTGGCGGAGAGCACGATCTTACGCTGGGAAGATGGGCGGGGTATCCCGCACCTCAGTCTGCTGCGGCGGGTGGCGGTCGAGCTCGGGACCACCGCCCTGGTGCTGCTGTTCCGCGCCGAGCGCCGCGCCGTCGCGGCCCCGGCACCCGCGGGTGAAAACGGGTGACGGGGTGACGGGCGGGTGAAGGCGGGTGACAGATTGGCCGGAAAGCCTAGACTTACATGAAAAACAAGGGATGCCCCATTTCTCTCGGTGTCGTTGCGTACATTGCAAACCAATGCTTTAGGCGCGGGTGATTTCACCCGCCGACCCGATTTTGCACCCATTGCGGGGGTCGGCGGGTGACGGAATCGCATCCCTTAGCCCCCTGCAATTCGGGCTAGTCGAGGAGCCCGCGGCGGAGCTCGTCGGCCGGGACGCTGGTGCCCAGGAGGGAGCCAGCGCGAGCGGCCAGCATGGGGTTGATGCCTCCCCGCCGGGCCGCCTCCGCAGCCAGGGCGGCGTCCACCCTGCGCGCGGCGGCTGCCTGCTGGGCGGGGTCGGTGGTGGAAAGGAGACGGGCGAGGGCGTCGTTGCGCCGTTCGGCCGAGCCTTGCATCACCCGGCGTGCCCCGGCCCCCGCCAGGCCAGCCGTAGCGCCCAAGGCCGCGCCGGGGCCGAAGCCGCCGCCGCCGAGCCAGTACTCGCTCAGGCCACCGGCCGCCCCGCCACCCGCGGCCCCGGTCGCGAGCTCCTGCATCGCGGCCTGGCGCCGGGCCGTTGCGCTGTTCCGCAGCACCGTGTTCTCGAAAGCGGCACCCGCGGTTTCGCTGCCCAGTGCTGTCGGGCTCGTCCCAAGGTAACGGGCCAGCAGATCGAACCGGCGAGCCGCGTCGCCGGGTGCCAAGCCCAGGGCGTCGGTGAGCACGCGGATCTGGTCGCGCTCCATGTCGGTGTCGAAGACCGCGCGCACAGGGTTCGCCGTGCCGGTCCTTGGGACGGTACGGAGCCGGTCGCGGAGCGCGTTCATGCCGCCTTCAACAAAGTGCATGCGCTCGGTGTCGGTCATGCGCTCGATCGTCGTCCGCAGTTCGGTCGGGCGGGTTCGGAAGATATTCTGGCCGAGATCGAGGGCGTCGTTGTGCGCGCTCGGGCCTGCCCACAGAAGCCGCGCCTGCCGGTAAAGGCTCGTGCCATCGGGCTGCACAGTGAGCTCGTCCAGCCGATCAACGATCTGATCGCGCAGCCGGCGGGCGGAAACCGACACCGGGCTGCCTCGGCCGGAGCCGCGGAGCTCGCGCTCGATCAGTTGGTCCAGGCCTTCCTTCGCCGACATCAGATCCGCGATCGTGGGCTGGCTGTTCGCGGTTGCGGGGCGCCCTTCCAGCGTCGAGATGGTGCGGGCGTCACCGGCTGCCGGCTGTGCGCGGCGCCAGAGCGAGACATCAAGGTCGGTCTGGAGCGGCGCGTTGTTGGAGCGCACGGCGGTGTAGAGCGGCCCCGCGTCCTGGCTGCGCTGCGTGAACAGCGCCTGCTTGCGGATATATGCGTCTTCGGCATCGCCGAAGGTCGTCTTGAGCGCCTCAAGGATGCGGTCCATTCGGCCGCCCTGGCGCGTCTCAAGCTGGCGCGTCAGGTTCGCCATCGCCTCGCCGGGCTGCTGCGCGAGGGCTTCCAGCGCGGTGCGGCTGTTCGGCCCCATCGCCTCCGCCAGCGTCGTGCCGGTGTCGGGAAGCCCGGCGGCGGCGCGCTCGGCCCGATCGTCGGCCGACGCCTCGACCGCCCGCAGCGCGGCCCCTGGCGCCGGTTGGTCGCGCGCCACCTGTTGCGCCAGAAGGCGATCCGCGGCGCCCTGCGGGTTAGCAAAGTCCCGGAAGGACTGAGCGGTCCTCTGCGCCAGCGGCCGGGCGCCCTCAACGGCGGCCCCGCCCAGAGCGCCCACGCCTGCGCCTACGCCCGCGCCGACAGCAGCGCCTGCTGCCATAGCGCCGACACCGCCCTCGGCGTCACCGACGCCCTGGAGGGCGCCCTGGCGCATGCCAGCGTTGGCCCCAGCCGTCGCGGCCTGGGTCACGCGGCTGCCGGTGGTGGCGGCCCGTGCGGCTTGGCCCGTGACGCCCAGGCCGGGGATCAGCAGCGTGGGCAGGCTGCCGGCCACCTCCAGGCCGGTCGCCAGCACCGGGCGCTCTGACCTGTAGCGCTCGACGTTGGCCCGCTCTTCCGCAAGCGCCTGGCGGTACGGCGTCCCGAACAGGCTGCGGACACCGGCCGTGATCTCGTCGCCGAAGCCGAAGGTGAGCCCCTGCGCGGCGGTCGCAACGCTACCGGGCAGCGCGGCACGAGAGGCCTGCTCACGGCGCCCGGAAACACGCAGCACCTCATCGAGGAAGCGGTCGATCTCGTCGTTGGTCGCCATGATCGACTACTCCACCAGAGAGGGGTTGATGTTGGCGGCCCGCGCCGCGCGACGGCGCGCTTCGATGTCGCCGGGGAACCTTGTGCGGATGCGCTCGGCGATCTGCGCTTCGGAGGCGTTGGGCGGGCGCGGGACGCGGGGGGCGGCGCCTTCGCTGTTCGCACGCGCGGCTTCCGCGGCGGCCCGGCGCTCCGCCACAACGTCGCGGAAGCCAGGGACGACGTTCTCCGGGTTGAGGCCGCGGCGCGTTGCGAGGCCGGTGTAGAAACCGCCCACCTCGTTGACCTCATTGCGGTACACTTGCATGCGGTCGTCGGCCACCGAGCGCATCTGGGCGATGGTGCTGGTGGTGAGCGCAGCGCCCTGGTTGACCCGCGCGATTTGGGCCTGCATCCAGCCAGGCAGGCCGCTCGTGCGCTGGATCGTGACCACCTCTTCGCCGCGCACAACGCTGCCGGGGTCGAGGATGTTGGCGAGGGCGAACACGGCGTCGAGCGCCGCCACTTGGTCGTATTGCCCGGTGCGGGCGCCTGTCTCGATGCGGTCGAGGGCCGTGTGGATCGTGCCGTAAAGCGGGACGCTCTGGGTGAAGCGCTGCACCTGGGGCTGGCGCAGGAACTCCCCGCGCAGCGGGTCTTCCTGTTCAGCAAGGCGCGGCGTCTCACGCGTAGCCAGGGCGCGGATGGCTTGGTCCTGCTCCTCGCGCGTACCGAGCGACGCGATCATGCGGGCGCTCTGCGCCGGCACCCCAAGCCCGGTGATCTGGGTTTCCGACAGCACCGGGCCCCGCTCGTTCGCCGGGCCGTAATCGCGGCCGAGCTCGCCACTCGGCAGCATCTCGCGCACCCGGCCACCACTTGTGATGGTCTGCACGGTGGGCGGGTTGCGGGTCAGCCAGTCAGAGACAATGCGCTGGCCCCCTTCATGGTCGCCGCGTGCGAAGCTCTCGGCCGCAAGGACGCGGAGCTCGGCCGGCATGTTGGCAAGCGAATTGCCGTTGAAGCCCGGCGTGCGGGGCGCGGCCCCCTGCACTGGAGCCGCGAGCGCGGCCTGCTGCGGCGTTAGCGCGGGCGCGGGCGGGGTCGTGGGCGGGGCGGCGGGCCGTCCCCCCGGCATCCCGGCGATGGCGCCGTTGTTGATCGCCATGAGCCGCTCTTCGTAGTCCGGCGCGTTCGGGTCCAGCGCGTTGCGTGCGGCGATACGCTGCGAGACCGCCAGAGGCGCTTCGCCACGCTGGGCCACAGGGGCCATGAGCGGTGCCGGAGCCGGAGCCGTGGGGGTGGCGGCACCCGGAGCCGTGGGGGTGGCGGCACCCGGAGCCGTGGGGGTGGCGGCACCCGGAGCCGTGGGGGTGGCGGCACCACCGCCCAAGAGAAAGTTCGCCATCCGCAGGCCGGACGCCACTTGTCCCTCACGCTGGGCGATCTGGCTGCGAAGCGCCCGCTGCTGGAGCATCTGCTGACCGGCCTGGTCGCCGGCCTGCATCGCCGCCATCGGCGCCTGCGCTGCCTGCGAAAGCGCTTGCGCGCGAAGCGCACCGGCCTGGGCAAGCGGAATGCCGCCCTGGCCCGCCGCCATCAGGCTCGGGCCGAGCGTGCCCAGCAGCGCCTGCATCGAGCGCTGGCGCGCGAAGGCCTGCTCCTCCGGCGTCATGCCGGGAAGGCCGAACATCGGGGGCTGGGGCGTCGCGGGGCTCGCGCCGCCGCCAAGCCCGAAGAAGTCGAGGAGGCCCTGCATGTGTCTGTCTCCTCACCGGCTACCGAGCAGGCCGATCAGGCCGCCCGCGGCTGCACCGATCCCCGTGCCGATGCCGGGGAACATGCTGCCCATCATCGCGCCCGACGCAGCGCCGCCGAGCGCGCCCATAGCGGGGTTGCCGCGCGAGAGCGGGTTCGTCGCTGTCTGCGTCTGGCCGTAGGGGATCTGACCACCCAACGGCAGCAGGCGCGTCTGAAGCTGCTGGAGCGGGAAGTTCTGGGCCTCGTTGAAGCGGGCCTGCTGGTCGGAGAGGCCCGCCTGCTCCAGCGCCTGCTGCTCCGCGCCGGAAGCCGACAGGGCCGAGATGTCGGTGTACGCCGCGCGCTGGCCGCCGCCCGCCAGGTTGCCGGCCTGGCCGAGCGCCTGGAGCGCCGCCTGCTGGCCCTGGAGCCCAAGGTTCTGGTTGAACTGATCGGCCTGGAAGGTCCGACCCAGATCCTGCGTCGCCATCTGCTGCGCGTTGCCAAAGGCCTGGGCGCGGAGGTTGGCGCTGGTGCGCGCTGCCGTCTCCATCGCGTTCTGGTCGTTCATGCTCTGCTGGAGCGCCAGGCGGCTGCCGCCGAAGGCCCGCGACGCGATGGCCCGGTCAGCGAGGGCGTTCTCCGCGTTCCGCCGCTGGTTCTCGATGCCGTCGAGCGCGAAGCGCTCCACGTTGTCGAGGTACGGGTTCATGTACTGGGCCATGTCGGTGCCCGGCAGCGTGCCGGCGGCGACCGCGGTCGGCCGGTAGCTCGCGAGGCCGGCGGCGTTCTGCGCGAGCCCGCCCATGAAGCCGGCGGTCGCCCCCTGCATGTCGCGGACGCCCTGCTGCGCCTGCGTCTGGTCGCCGCTGAAGCCGGCCACCGTCTGGCCGGTGAAGGGGTTGTACGGTCGATCGGCGACCTGGCCCGCCATGTTCAGCGTGTTCTGGCTGTAGTCCTCCAGCCACGCAGGCAGCTTGACCTCGGTCGTCTGCGTCGCGGAGCTCGGCGCGCTAGGGCTCGGCATCGTCAGATCTCCTTCGTGAACAGGACACCGGCCGGCTGGTAGCCAAGCGCGCCTGTGTATTTCGTCCAACCGCGGCGGCCGACCGCCTCGACCCGCGTCGCGCCGTGTCCGCGCGCCCAATCTTCCAGGCGAGGCGCCAGGTCGAGCAGATCGCCCAGCCGTCCAGCCGCCAGCCAGTACCGGAGCGCCATGCGCTGCGGGTAGCGCACGAGCTCGGTGGCGACGAGCCCGTCGCCGTGCTCCCAGATCTGCGCGTCGCCGCGGCGCGCGGCACCGATCACATCGGCCACCGTGTGGGTGTTGCCGCCGCGATCAAGCGCCCGCTGCAAGCGCTCCATGATCTGATCCTCGCGGGTCACGATCACGCCGCGGCCACCGACAACACGCCCAGGCTGTTCACCGTGACGCGCCAGACCGACCCATCCGGGGCCTGGAGCAGGATCGCCGGGGCGGCCTCTGTGCTCGACACCGCCGGCGCGAAGGCGCGGCGGATTGCCTCGACCATCTGCCGCATGCGCGAGGCTTCGAACTTGTCCCCCGCGTCGGGGATCTGAACCCTCACCGCTGACCTCCTCGTGCCAGGTCGAGACGCATCTCGCCGATGCTCCAGTCCCGGTCCTGCGTTGCCTCGATGCGGAGCCGGAAGTCGCGGGCGCTGAAGCGCATGTCCATCCAGCCATCGTCGCGGGGCGCGAACGGCCCCTCGGTGTATTCCTGCCCATCCGCAGTGAAGCGGCTGTAGGCGCGCACCTGGGTGGATGCGTAGCCGGCCCCGCTGTCCATCTGCGCGCCGAGCACGTCCACGGTCGTCGCGCCGCCACGCGGCACGTCGATCGCGCCCGTCTCGGCGTACACCTGGCCGGTGCGCGGCAGGCCGGCGTCCGTCCAGCCCGTCTCATGCTGGTACAGGTGCCGGTCGGCACCGGCCGCGACGGGGTACGGATAGACGCCGCTGGCGACGCCGGCCGTGCGCGGCAGGGCCCCGATGCTCCACCAGCGCTCCTCCAGGGAGACGCAGGCGTAGCGGTCATTCTCCGTCGAACCCTGGCTCGGGTAATAGAACCAGAACTCCGGGAACACGCCGTTCGCCATCCCGAAGGACCGGGCGACGCCATAGACCGGATCGATGCCGCTGAAGACGAAGTCGCCGACATCGCAGGCGAGCGGCCGGATCACCCCGTTGTCGAAGGCGAAGAAGTTCTCGCGGCCCATCCAGACCGCGAAGCCGAGAGAGGACGCGAAGGAGGTCGGCGAGTAGAGCCCGCAGGCCTCACCCACCCGTTCGAACGAGTAGATGAAAGGCTGGCCGACATAGCGCGCGAACCAGGCGTCGCTGTCGGTCCAGATCAGGATGCCGCCGCGCACGCGCACCGCGTTCACGATCCAGCCGCTGATCGGCAGATCGAAGAAGCCCGCGGCGTTCGTCGTGCTCGCGAAGTTCCAGTCGTTGTAGTTCTCGCGGTCGGACCAGGCGACGCGGTACGGCACGCCCGCGGCCCCGAAGATCATCACATGGCGCTCTTCGGTCACGAGCATGGCGCGGTTGGAGATCGGCGCAGTCGAGACGGCGGTCGCGGTCGCCGGGAGAGCACCGCCGGAGGGGACGAGCTCCAGCAGCCGGCCGTCGCTGCTCGCCATCGACAGCAGCGTCTGGCCGAAGTTGTCGAGGCTGTAGACGGTCGGGCGCGTGAAGATCCGGGCGTCGCCGCCGGGCCGGGGCGACCCGAAGGTGCCGGTCCCGAACGCACCGATGCCGAAGCCGCCGCTCGCCGGGTTGTACGCGCCAGGCGGCACGAAGCCCGTGGGGCTGCGGTTCGTGATGGTGTCACCCTCCAACACGAACAGCCCGTCATCCGCCCCGATCGCCAAGCGGCGGATGTCGGCCAAGTCGCGCCACCAGAGCAGGGAGCGCGGGGCGCCGGTCAGCGGCGTGGCGGTCATGCGGTCCCAGCCGCCGACCGGCTGGAGCACGCCGGAGCGCCAGCGGACGAGGTTGGCGTCCCAATACCGGCCACGCGATTGCGCCGGGGTGCTGCCGCGAACGACGCCGGGGGGAATGGAGAGGGGCGCGAGCATCAGTCCGCGCCCGACCGGCTTGTGATGAGGTTGTCGATCTTGCGCTCAAGCCGATCGAAGCGGTCGAGCAGCCGGTTCGTGTCCTTCGCGATCTCGGCCTTTGTGACGTAGTCGCGCAGGATCTCTTCGCGCGTCTTGCGGAGGACGATCTCGATGCCGTTGACGCGGTCGATGGAGCCCTTGAGGAACCACGCGAGCGGCGCGATCAGCACGACGCTCACCAGGCTCCAGAGCAGTTGCGGGGTGATCTCGATCATCGTCACCCCTCAGAGCTTCATGATGTACGCGAGCGCGAGGAACGGCGGCAGCGTATCCACCGTGTGCGTGTGCGCGCCGTCGCTGCCGATCGTGTGGTTGTGGACCTGAACGCCGCCGGTCGCATCGGTCGTGAAGGTGTGGTTGTGGGCGCCCGCCGTGGAGGAGGAATACGTCGAGGTGGCGGCCTGGGCATCAACCCCGATCGGGATGTTGCCGCCGTCGACGAACTCCGCGCCTCGGGCTCCAGACGGGATTCCCGTGGTGTGGCTGTGCGCCCCGGCAGTCGAGGTGGTCCCGGTGTGCGTGTGGCTCGGCATCTGCGCGGTGGTGAGCGCCGTCCCACCCGTGCTGCCGCTATGGCTGTGCGCGCCCGCGCTGCTGGTCGTCCCGCTCGCGGCGCCGCCCGTGGTGCCGGGGGCGCGCGTGCCGCCCGCGCCGACGACGAAGCGGTCGCGGAGATCAGGCGTGCCATTGGAGCCGTTGCAGAGCGCCCAGCCGGCTGGAACGCTCGCGACGGAGCCCGACCAAATGATGATGCCGCCCTGGGGCACCGTGAAGCCAGCCATCGCGGCGATCTGCGGCTCCACGACATCGAGCCGCGCGTCCAGGCTGGTCAGTGTCGCGTTCGTCGTTGTCGCGAAGGTGTCGGTCTTGTCGCTGTTCGCGTTGAGCTTCTGGCCCCAAGTCGAGGAGGAGCCGTTAACCTCGACCTTCGTCAGGTTGAGCGTAGGGGTGAATGTATCGGGCATGGCGGCCTATCCTGCGCTCGACCAGGCGGGGGCCTGGGCGGGTGTGGAGGGTGTCCAGATCGTGATGATCGACTGTTCGGTGATACGCCGCGCGCCATCTTCTGTGGTTCGGTAGCGGCCTGCTTGCGTTACTCGGAAGCCGTCATAGTCGAACCAGATTGTGCCCACGGGCTGATCGTCATCGCTACGCCACCCGGCGGTGCGGCGCGTGCTGCAAGCCAAGCCGCCGGATGCGAGAAGGGCGGGCCGAACGGATCGCGTGCGGGCGATCGGCGCAACAGCGATACCGGAGCCGGTCAGTGCGCCGATAACCCCGCGACGGCGGAGCGCGCTTGCAGAAAGCGACCCGGTTCCGGCAAGCGAGGCGGACGTAACGCGCGTCAGGATAGCCGCGCCGACGAGGGCGCCGGCTCCGTTGAGCGCAGAAACAGCGCGGCGCGTGCGGCTTGCGCTGGCGCCCAAAGCGCCGGAACCACCAAGCGCGGCCGACGCGTTGCGGCGGCGCTCGGCGGCCGGGGTGAAGGTGCCGGCGCCCACCAACGTAGACACCGCGGGGCGGGCTCGTGTGGTCGCCGCGGCGAGAGTGGACGCGCCCGCCATTGCCGCCGGACCAGGCCTAACGCGACCCGCGGCGGCGATCAAGGTTCCCGCGCCAGAGAGAGCAGCACGCGCGACCTCAAAACGCTCGGTGATGCGGTCATCACCGGCTTCGGTCGCGCGGCGAACGCCGCTCTCTGTGACGCGGTAGCCGTTCACTTACTGCGCGGCCCCGGCCCACGGCAGCGGAGGCACGACGACCGGCGGGTTGGCAAGCGCGGCAAGCTGCGCGGCCACATTGTCCGTCAGCGTCTGCGCCTGCTCGGAGCCAAGAGCCGCCTGCACCCAGGCGATCACCTGGGTCTGCGTCAGTTCGGCATAGGGCGTGAAGGGCTGGTCCGCGTCATACGTCAGGCCGACGCTGCCATACACGGTCGCGGCGTTTGCGCCGTCTGTGCCATTGAGGCGCCAGTGGGCCGTGAAGACCACATCGGTGTGGCCGTCTCGCTCGGGATAGCAGTCAAGCTGCTCAATGATCCAAGTGTGGGTAGGCATTAGCGGTTCTCCAGAGTTGCGATGCGGGCCTCCGCGGCTTCCAGTTTCGCGGTAAGTTCTTGAACGGCCTTGGTCAGCACGGCGACAATTTGCAACGGATCGATGCCCTGGAAGGCCGGGGTCTTCTCGTCGTGCATCTCGTCCTTGACGCCCGTGATGGCGGTCGGGATTGCGGCCTGCACCTCATGGGCGACAAAGCCAACAGCAGCCCGGTCCTTGTCCTTCCACTTGAAGGTGACAGGGTTAAGCTGCATCACCGCAGAAAGACCGCCACTGAACGGCGCGATATTTTCCTTGAGGCGGTAGTCCGAGACGCTGATGCAAGAATTGGCTGCAATGTCTATGAAGGCAGTGTCATTGTTGTTCCTACACTCAAAGCGATTGCTCGGCCCGAAAAACTTGAAGATACTGGCGGCAACACTGGGCGCGTGGAAGCCGATACCCGGCTGATTGCCGCCGGTATGTTCAAGAGTTACCGTCCTCTCGGACCAAGTAGCGCCGCTGGTACCCGCGACAGCTAGTCGGCTCTCGGTGCCACCCGTAAAGGCGGTCGTCCCAATCCTAAAATTCCCGGCTGAGTTAATGCGAGCGCGTTCGACAGAGTTGGCGTAAAACTCCACTTGCCCGTCAGCGGAGGAAAACATGCCCCCGTCTGTGTCGCCACCACCGCCGCCAAAGGAATACCCGTTGTTGTTTATTCCTCCAGCCCCAGGCGCGCCTCCCCTAGCGCGGATACCGCCGTTAACCCCGAGGCTTGTATCTGGCGACGACGTACCGATGCCGACGTTACCTGTCGATCCAACGATGCGGATACCGCTTGTGGCGTTGGCCCAAGGCGCGATGACAAAGGCCCCGGTATCAACCGTGCCACCATCGAAGATGATGCCGCCATCCCCGGCCTGAACAATATTGTTGTTGCTGCCTGCGCCCATAGAAGGACGAAGCATGACGGTCTTATTCGTGGCGCCGCCAGCGACGAGAACGCCATTGAGACTGTCAGTATTGCTAGTATAGACAGTAAACTTGGAGCCCGGAGACGACGTGCCGATGCCGACGTTGCCGCTGGCGTCGATACGCATGCGCTCGGTGCCATAGGGAGTATTGATGCTGTACGCATCTTCCCCGGTGCTGCCGGTACGAAACGCAATTGCTGTGGGCATGGCGGTTTCGGACGTAAAGCTGCCTTCCGCAACGCCAGTGATAGAAGCGGCATACCGGATCTTGTTTGGCTGATATGTGGTGTCAGTTCCCCACTGACCGCCAAAAAGCAGGTTGCCAAGCCTTACGCCTGCCGCAATAGCCGTCCCATCAGAGCGCCGAAACGCCGCCGCAAACTTAGAGCCAAATGATTGGTTACCGTCTCCGCGATGGCTGATACCCTCAAAAACAGCGACGTTGCCCCCCGATCCTGCACCACCTCCGGTAGCGAAAACCTGGACCCCGTCTCCTGCGCCGCCAGTGTCAATCGAGAGTTTCTTGGCAGGCGACGAGGTGCCGATGCCGACGTTGCCATCCGCCGTGACCACAAAAGGCGTCGCATCCGGGTTCGCGCTGTCCTCGACAACCAGAGCGTTGCCGGTGCCGGTCTGAGTGATGCGGAGGGCGTCGGTGGAGGTGTTGGCGGAGACGACCGTGGCCCCGGTGATGGCCGGGCTGGCGAGGTTGCCGGAAACGTAGGCGGCGACCTGGGCGACGGTCAGGCGGCGCGACGTGCCGCTCTGGTTCGTCTCAAGCTGATCGGTTGCGTTCGCCTGCGTCGCCGCCGGCAGATCGCTAATCTTGATCTCGGTCATACCGCGCGCCTCGTTTTAAGCCAGCGTCTCGGTGAGCGTGCCTGCCGCGATGGACAGGCTGTCGCCACTGTCGATCGTGCGCGCCGTCTGAAGCGCCCCCGTCCACAGCGCGTTACCGCCGCTTGCTGCGTCGAAGATCGCGACGCTCGCCATCGCGCCCCAGGACGCGGTCGCCGGACCGAAGAGCAGCGCGCTGTTGCTCGCGGAGGTGCTGCCCGTGACAGTCGAGGCCAGCGCCTGGCGCGCGTAGCCGTTGCCGCTCGGCTCCCCGGTCAGGCCGGTGTCGGTGTGACCCGTGCCAACACCCACCCACCAAGCGGTCGGCCGCGTGGCGGCGTTGGTCGTCATCAGCCAGGTGAGGAGAAGGTTCTCGGAGTAGTCGGTGAGGTTTGCCATGTTGATCTCCTCAGAAGCCGCGGCGCACGCGCTTCAGCGCGCCGCCGTTGAAGGCGGCCGAGCGGCTGGCGTTGTTGCGGGTGTCGATGCGGTCCTTGTAGAGGCCCGCCCAGACGACGACGCGCTGGTCGTCCTTGAGATACGGCGCGCTCTGCACGAGGGCGCCGTAGAGGTAGACCGCGGCGTCCTGCTCCAGCAGCCAGTTGGTCGGCGCGGCATCCGTCAGGCGCGGGACGCGGGCGTAGTAGGTCATCTCCAGCACCACCGGGCTGGCCGGGACCGGCCAGAACTCCATGACGGTGCCGTTGATGGCGAAATACTGCGGGCCGCCGGTCGTCGCTTCGGCGTTGAGCATCAGCGGCAGCCGGCGATCGTGGCGGAGCTCCTGCAAGCGCTCCAGCGTCACCGGCTCCAGCGGTGCCCCGCCTTCGGGCGCGACACGCGCGGCCTCGATCCAATCGGTCGGCAGCGCGATCGGCTGCTCCTCAACGGTCGCCTCGACGCGGGACAGCATCCGCCGATCGCGCAGCTTGCTGGCGATGTCGTCTTCCGCCAGGCGGATGAAGTCAGGGATGACAGCGGTCAGATCCCGGCGGTTCAGCCAGCCGGCGATGCTGGTCTTGAGGTCGGCGTAGCTGGCGAGCGCCATCAGACCCGGCCCTCCCACACGCGGAAGGCGCGGTTCTCGTTGTCGTTCATCCAGCGCTTCCAGGCCGCCTTGTCGTTGTACCAGCCCTCGCGCATAGCGCGGCCCACCACCTCGATCGGCACGCGGGCCGCCAGGCGGAACTCACGCCCCCGCTGATCCACGTCTCGGTCGCGCTCGTTGGCGCGGAGGATCGGGTCCACATCCTGCTCGCTCGCGAAGACCATCCGATCCTCCGAGCGGTCCACATGGACCGAGCGCACCACACCGCCGAACTGGTCGTAAATTGCGCGATGCATAAGCCGGTGTGCCCTCCACGTAAGGCCCGAGACGCAAGTCTCCCGTCGCCGGGGGTGCGCCGGGCCACGAATGGCCTGGCGCGGGCCGCCACACATACAGTTGTGTGTGGCGCGTAAGGCGGCGGGCGTAGTGCGCCCGCCGCTGCCGCGGTTTAGGCCGCGGCGGCTTCCTCGGCCGCGCTTTCGAACACGTCCGCGATCTTGAAGTGCGCCTTCTCGTTCGACACCTCCAGGCCCCACTCGGCCAGAAGCATCTTCGTGTCGGCGTCGCCGATCTTCGCGATGTCGGTGCGCTGGAAGCGGCGGTAATAGCCCACCTTCGCGTACTCGGGGTCGAGGCCGAGCACAGTGCGCGCACGCGAGAAGCGCGACGGCACCGCCTTCACCTCGCCGAAGTCGGACAGGTAGAAGTCAGCCGCCGCGACAATCTGGTCCTCGTCCACCTTCACGCGGCTCTGCGAGCGGCCGGCAAAGGTCGAGAACTTGCGCTTCGCATACGGGCCCATCACCAGGGTCGAGGGCTCGGCGCCGTTCTCGTAGGCGGTCTGGATGGACTGCGCGAGCAGGGCCTCAGTGAAGGCGCGCTTCGTGCCGTCGGTCAGCGCGGTCGTCGCGTTCGCGCCGTTCGCGCCCGTCGCGCCGTAGGCGACGTTGGTCGTGATCCAGTGCTCCAGCGCACGGGTGCGGCGCGCCGTGCCGGAGCCGGCGTCGTCACCGTCCGCACGCGGCTGGCGACCGCAGATGATCACCTCCATGTCGCGCTTCAGCGCCTTGCCGACGAGGGCGATCTGGTGCGCCATCTCCGAACGCTTGCCGGCGGCGTTCGCGGCCTCCTGGGAGCCGGTGACGGTCGCGTCGCGGCTGGAGATCTGCGTCACGTTGAACTGGCGCACGGTCGGCGTGGAAGCCGAGCGGGACAGTTCGAAACCTTCAACGCGGGCGTTGTTCCCGTCCACCGCCGGCAGGCTCTCGGTCTGCCAGTCGAACTGCTTGTTCGTGACGTTGCGGGTGCCGATCGCCGACATCACGGGGGTGTCGGTCGGGTCGATGTTGTAGATGATGTCCGAGAGATCCTCTCGGTTGCCCCGCGCGCTGTACGTCGCGAAGGAGTTCGAAATTTTGCTCATGGTGACCCCTACAGAAGCCGTTCAAGGACCGCCGCGGCGTCGCGGACGGAATTGGTTTTCGCGAGACGCTGCTTCGCGCGGGTGAGGTCCGAGACGGTACGCGGGGCGGTTCGCTGGCTTCCCGGCCGCACCGGAGCAGGGGCTGCCTGCTTCTGGGCGGGTGCCGGGGAAGGCCGGCGGGTCATCGCCTCATCGAACTGCATCGCCTTGTACAGGACCGTGACAGCCCGGTGGTCGGTGACGCCGGAAAGCTCCTCGTCACTCCATCCGAGCCTGGCCCCATACTCGCGGATGCGAGCACGATCGGCTGCCCATTTCGCGCTGTCTTTCCAGGCGGGGATCGCCTGGGTCAGCGCGTCGCGTTCCTCGGCCAGTTTCGCCTGGAGCTCGCGGGCCTGCTCCTGCGATTGCAGGGTGGCAAGGCGCTGCTGCTCCATCTGCGCCGCGCGGAGCTTTTCGTCCCGCTGGCGCTTGAGCTCGACCTGGCGCACGTACTCGATCGGGTCATCGTTCAGCAGGCGGTCCCAGTCCGGTTCCCTCGGCGTCAGCGTGTGAAGCTGCTGCTCTAGGGCCGGCAGGAGTGCCGCGTATTGCTGCCGCTCCGTCCTCAACGCCTGCACCTCGCTCTGGAGCGACTTGCGCTCCGCGGCCAGGGCCTGCGTCTTCCGCGTGTAGTCCGCGGTCCTCAGATAGCTGCGCTTGAGCTCCTCCAGCGGGATCTGCTCTGCCTTGCCGTCGATCTCGACGGTGACGAGCGTCTTCGCGTCAGGCTCTTGCTGCGGCTGATCTTCGTCATCCGCGGCGCCCTCTTCCTCTGCGGCACCGGACTCGGCCTCGGCCTCCTCCTGCGTCTCATCCGCTTCGTCGTCAGGCTGCTGCGCCTCGGCCTGCTCGGCCTCGGCATTGAGCTGCTCTTGCTCCTCGGGGGCCGCCGGTTCCCCGCTCTCGCGGGCCAGCAGGCGCTCGATCGCGCTTGCAGCATCGCCCACCGTAGTCCCGGCGTCCGGGGTGCTGACGGGGTCGGGCGTCATCGTGGAGCCTGTCATTGCTTCCCTTACGATTTCAACACTGATCTGTGATTCCGAGCGATGACGCTCGGGGCCGCTGCCGTCGCCGAGAGGTCGGCGCGGAGATCCGCGAGGGCGCGCAGGCGGAAATACGCCGCCTCCCGCGCGTCGCGATCGGTGGGGCTTGAGGCCCGGATCTGGTCGAGATAGCGCGCCTCCAGGCGCTCAAGCGCTGCCTTGAGGCCGGGGTGCTCCAGGGCGCCCCTGGCGTCGCGAGCGGCGAGCTCGGCCTGGGCGAGGAGGGTTTGGGGGTCAGCGGCCATCTGTGCTACGCTGGCCCGTTTGGAGGTGAGAGGTCGTTAGCGTCATGGACAAGGACTACAACCCGAGCACGAGCACCGGGGCGCTCGTGAAGGCGATGGTTCTGGCGGGCCTCAAGTCCGCGCCGCGGCCGATGGACGAGGCTCGCTGGTGGGTTCGCGGGAACCCGCGCGTCGTCTCCTGGCCGAAGGGGGAACGGGTGCCGGCTCATCTCTGGGCGCTCATTCCGCCAGCAGCCCGCGAGAAGGTGCCGGCTCACCAGTGGCCTCTTGCAGGCCAAGAGCCGTCAGAAGGGTAGCCGGGAGGCCGGCGGGGCCGTTGCGGCGCACGAAATCCCGCAGGCCGCGCAGGCCGCCGACAGAGAGGATGTTCAGCATCCGCTCGTAGTCAGGGCGCTGCCCCTGGCCGCCATATTCGACCAGCCGCCGGAGGTTCTGCTCTGCCTTCTGTCGAATTGCCGGGCTGTCCAGCAGGCGCTCGCCTGCGGCGCCCGGCATGGCGTCCACGTACGAAAGCGCCTTCTGCGTCGCCCGGCCCTGGCCCTGGTTCTCGACGCTCAACTCTTCAGACAGGTCAACATAGTCGCCGTCGCGCCGCCCGCGAGAGACGCGGGCCCGCGGGTTGATCGCGCTGATCTCCGTCTGCAAGCGCTTCATGGCACGGCCCGCCTGGGCGTTGTCCATGTCACCGAAGTTCAAGAAGGCGGCGCCATCGCGGCTGTTGGAGAAGCTGAACCCCTCACGCTCGGCGATAGCCTGCAAGGCGTCGGCTTCGGCCCTCGTAGGCTGCCGCCCGAGATCAACCCGGAAGTTGTTCTGCGCGCCGCCGCCGCGGCCCACACCCTGCGGGTCCGGCGCCTGGATGTAGTACCAGGGGCTGCCTTCCTGCGCGTCCACCAGACCGCGCACAGCCTGGACGCCGGTCAGCGTCTCGCCCGCGCGCGGGTCCACGCCACGCGGCGCGGCGCCCCGCCCGCTGTGGGGGAGCTCGACATTCGGGACGATCGCCGTCGCAACCTCAGTGGGATTGCGCTCCAGCACACCCTCGCTGTTCCGGTAGATACCCGGCGCCTCCTGCGTGTAGCGGTTCATCAGCCCGATATCTTGCAGGAGTGCGTCGTTGCCGGTTCGGGTGCGCCAGGTCGCGGCGCGGCTGAAGGCTTCGCGCGCGTCTCCCTGCTCCGGGTCCAGCAGGCCGGGCAGGACGCCCGTCGATCGGCCGGGCACCTGTTCGTGGGGCAGATAGGCGCTGTAGTTGCCGGCATAGTCTGGGTAGGTGCGGTCCATGCGCTGGACCGCCTCTTCGAACGGGATACCCAGGCGCTCGGAGTTCATCCGGCCGCCCAGAACGACCCACGGCACCTCTTGGATGTTGGCGGCGTTCCAATCGTTGAAGCCACCAGCACGGCGCGCGTTGGCGCGCTGCACCGCCAGGACGGTTTCGTAGTCCATGAAGGCGTGCATCTGCGGCGTGACGCTGCCGGCGAAGGGGCCGGCGTCGCCGCTCGGGTTACGAAACCCGAACGCGCGCGCCATCCACGTGTCGTTCGTGCCGGTCGGCGCCCAGGGCGCGCTGGGGTCAATCTGCTGGGCGTAGACGCCTGTCTTCCGCCCCAGCCGCATCTGCGGCGGCTCTTCGTCCACAATGCGCTCGCCGATCGGCGGGCGATTGTCGCCGATGCTCGGCTGCCCGCCGGCCTGGCGCGCGACGTTTGCGGCGTCGGCCTCGATCGCGGCCCGGCCTTCATTGTAGGCCCGCGCCGTGTTGCCGGTACGGACAATTTCGGCGGGCTGGCCGCGCTCGTAAGCCGTGATGGCCTGCGCCTGGAAGTTGAGGTTGGTGTCTGGTGAGGCTTGCGGGGATGTGACCCCAAGGCCCTGCGAGATATGGCGCTCGCGGTACGGGTCGCCGCCCGACACCTCGCGGATGAAGTCGCGAGTGCGCTGATACCAGCCGCGGTAAGGCCCGCCCGCGTCGATGAGCTCATCGAGGTCGGCGCGCAGCTTCGCCAGATCCTCCGGGGCCCGAACCCAATCCGGGGCGCCGACATAGCCGCTATCCGCCGTCCGGATCAGGTGCGGCTCATTGGCCGCAACACGTGCCGCGTCAGCCGCCGACAGCACCCGAAGGTTCGGGACAGCCGCCATGCCGCGAACGCCGCCCCCCAGACCCGCCGCCGCGCCCTGGTTGACGATGTCACCACTGGTCGAAGCCGCCGCGCCGCCGACCGGCGCGGTCGGTTCTGGCGTGATGACGCCGCGGCGCACGAAGTCATCGTATGTCGGGATGGTCGAAGGGCCGCCGGCGTTAAGGCGCGCCCGGCGTCCCGCGCCAGCGCCCAGAGCGCCGGCCGGGCCGCCCTGCATGCCGGCCATTGGCAATGCATCGAGCAGGCCGGGCACGGCGAGCGACACCTCACCCGTGTCGGTGTTCTGCGACAGCGGAAGGACCGAGCCGCGACGCTCGGTTGCCGCCCACTCGCGAACATCCCGCCCCTGGCGTCCCGCTGGGTCAACCATGCGACCGTCCGCAAGAAGAAACGCGTAGCCGCTGTCGGTCATATCAGTTTGGATGACCCGCGAACCCTCGGGGATATCCATCCCGGCGAGAGCGCTTGAGTACCCCCGCAGCATCGCCCCCGGCGTCGGGACGAGCGAGCCGAGCGCTTGCACCCCCTGACCAACACCGCGCGCCATGTCGCCGAAAGACATGCGCTCCCTGCCCTGCCGCGGCACAGCCACCCCGGCCACACCCAGACGGCTGGCGGGCGTCGCGTACGGATCGCGGCCCGCCAGGCGGGCGTCATATTCCTCGTCGAGAAGCCCGCTCATCAATAGCCTCGCAGCATGCGGAGATAGTCGAAGAAGCCGGTCGTCTGGTCCGCGCGCGGCATCGGCATGGGCGTCGGCGCGGGCGGCAGCGGCGCGAACGCGTCCATCGCCGGTCGGGCCGGGGCGGGGTTCAGCGCGTAGGGCGTCATGGCGAACGGCATGCCGAGCGTGTCGCGGAAGGCAGCGAAGGGGCTCGACATGCCGGGCGGCGGCCCGCCCAGGCCAGCCGGCATCGGTGCGAAGAACGGGGCCGGTGTTGCGAACGGCGTCGCGCTGGGGATGTACTCGCCCGCGTTCAGACGCTTGCGGCGGTCAGCGGCAGCCGCGGCTTCCGGCGACATCGCCGCCGGGGCACCGCCCCCGCCATAACCACCGTCACCGCCGCCGTCATTGTACCCGCCGCCCTGACTGCTGGGTGCGCTGTCGCCGGTAGTGTTCGCAGTGCCGCTGTCCGCGTTATCTCCGGCGAAGTACGCCGGCACCCCGCGGTGCATGATCTGGCCGCCGTCGCGGTCCACGCCGCCGCCGCGGGACCGCAGCAGGGCGGCCTCCTCGTCGTTGATGTACGCCAGCTTGTGCGGCTGGCCGCGCACGCTGGTCCGCTTCGGAACAGTCACCGGGGCGCGCTCGTCGCGCTCCAGCATGCCCTCGATGGCGCGCTGCGCCCGGCGCATCCGGCTCACTGCACCGCCCCCTGCTGCTGGCTCTGCATGGCGGCCTGCTCGCGGCGCTGCTGCATCTGCATGGCGTCGCGCTGCTGCTGCGCCTGCATCTGCATCAGGTTCCGGTCGCGGTCGATCGAGGCCTTGATCTCCGCCATGTTGATCTGCGCGCCGTAGCGGGCCTGCATCTCGGCGGCCCGCAGCGCGATGTCGGCCTCGGTCTTGTCACGCTCGCGGTCGTCAGCCTGTTGGGCCTTCAGCCACTCAAGCTGCATCTTCTCGCGCGCGATCTGCATGTCGATCTGCGCCTTCTGGGCCTCGACCTGGGCGAGCAGCATGTTCGGGTCCATCGGCGCCTGACGCTGCTGCGAGGCCTGGGCCATCTGCTGCATTGCCGCCTGGTCGATTTCCTTGAAGAAGCGCGACGCGTCCTTGTAGCCGGCCAGGCGCAGCATCTCGGCGTAGGTCGAGCGAAGCTGGCGGAGATCCACGAGCGGGTTCGCCGGCCCGAGCGTCGTGAGGATCTGCTCCTGCTTCTGAACAATCTGGGCCAGGAAGCCCATCTTCTGCTCCTCGGTGCCGCGGCCCAGGCCGACATTCACCGAGACATCCATCTCCGCGTCCCAGGCTCGAGGATCGACCTCCACCCACTGATTGCGGAGCCGCACCACCCGCGGCTTGTCCTGATGGCGGATGATGGCGCGCAGCACACCGCGGAAGAGCGCTTTCACGCCCGTCTCGGCGATCGTGCGGGCGATCATCTCGACCCGCTCCTGCGCCGCCTCGACGGTGTTCTGCACCGCCGCCTTCGTCGTGCTCTGGAGGATCTCGGGGTCGAGGCCCTGGCTGGCCCTGGTGATGCCGGTGCGCTGCGCGCGGACCTCATCGAGGTACGCCATGACGCCCATCGCCTGCGGGCCGACGAACGGCATCGCAAAGGGCTGCACCATGCCGGGCGCCGACATGCGGATGACGGCGCCGCGCTCGTTGTTGAGCACGTCCTCCATCCGCACCGCGTTCTCGACCACCCCCATCTTGGGGTCCAGGCTCTCCGCCAGGCTGTCGAGGACCGAGCGCATGATCTGCGTCTTCAGATCCTGCAAGTCGATCACCTGATCGGCGACGCTGTAGCCGAACACCGCATGCGGCAGACGCACGGGGCTGAACACCGCGAACGGCGCCTCCGGCACGATCTCGTCGTGCAGCACCTCCTCGCACTGCTCGCCGACTGTGCAGACGCGGTGGAGCTCGGCCACGCCATCGTCGTCGCTGTCGAAGCGGATGTAGTGCTCGGCATAGAGCACGCGCCACTGGCTGCGGTCGCGCGGGCTGCCGCTGACGCGCTCGCGGAGGCCGGGGTTCCGCTGCTCGGCCTCCTCGTTCAGACCGAACTCGATGTCCTCGCGCGCGTGGCGCTCGACCGCCTCGCGGTCATAGCCGGCCTCCACGAGCTCGGAGACGGTCGGCAGCCGGCGGCGGGCGCAGTACGGCGTCGTCGGCACGTCCCGCGCGTCGCGCGCGATGACGAACTCCTCCGGCGGCACAGCCTCCACGCGCAGCGCGCCGCGGGTACGGCGGCGGCGAACGCGCATTTCGATCGTCGGCTCGGCAAAGGGCGCCCCCGGCGCCGGGGAAGGATCAACGCCGGGGGCCGCCGCCATCACGTCCGCCGGGGGAGGTGCGGCAGGCGGGAACACCCCGCCAACGGCTTCGGACGGAGGCGGCGAAGCGAGGGGCGCCGCGAACGTCTCCGTCCGCTCCAGCACCTCGATCTCGGGGTCTTGCTCCAGCCTGGCCGCCTGGAACGGCGACAGGCCGGTGAAGGTCATCTCGTCAACGGTGACGCGCTCGTCCCAGTACCACATGAGGACGCCGGTCTTCTTCAGCAGCGCGTCGTGCAGCGCGTCGTGCAGCAGCACGAAGAAGCTGTTCCCGTCGCTGTTCATGACGTGGTTGACGTAGTCCGTCTGCTGCTCCGCCAGGGCCTCGTCTTCGGGGCCGTTGGGGACGAACTGGACGACCTGTTCGCCGGAGGTGAAGACGCGGATCAGACCAGGCAGCATCTGCTGGATCGTGTCAGCCACCTCGCGCATGACGATGCTGGAGCGGCCCTCCAGATCGTCAGGCGTCTCCGGCTTGCCGGCGCGGCTCCAGACATAGCCGTCGAAGTAGCTGAACGCCTTCTCGCGAAGAGGCGCGATCTCGTCGTCAATGAACTGGGCGGCGTCGCTGTAGGCGGCGCGAACCGCCTCCTGCACGCCCTCCGGCACCTCGGCTTGATCGTAAGCCACGCCACCCTCCACGAGTAGCGTGCAGCGTTACGCGCGCAGAGGAGCCGGGCGCAACGCACCCGAGCGATGAGGCTCGGGCGCGTGCGCTGGGCGTAACTAGACGCTAGTGTGCGCGCTTGCGCGCACGGGCGGTGGGCTTGGCGGGAGCCGGTTCGGCGGGCGGCGGGGTAGCCGGCTGCGCGGGCAGCAGCAAGCCCAGCGCTTCAGCCGAAGCGCGGTGCGCCTGCGCGTCCTCTTCGTACTGCGCCAGCTTCGCGCGCTGCTCGTTCCAGTCGATCAGCACCTTGATGCGGTCGGGGGTCATTCGGGGCTCCTCGCGGCCGGGGGTGTAGGTTCATGAAGCGGGATCGCCGGCCGATCGACGGCCTTGAGGATGCCGTAGCGCACCGAAAGCTGGTGGACGCTCTGCGTGCTGACGTTGAGCTCGTCGGCGATCTTGGCGTAGCTCATACCCTTCGCGCGGAGCTCGCGGATGCGCTCGATGCGCGCCTCGGTGACATGCTTGTCGGGGCGGGTTGGGTAGTTCTTCACGGGCTCCTCCTCAGACCAGACGCAGCTTGCGACGCGGCGGCCCACTGCCAGCCGCGCTCGGTGGGCGGCCGGTGAAGCGCAGCATCATCAGCGCGTACCGCATCGCGCTGATGATATCGTCCTGCTCCTTCACCACCCGCCCGTCCTTCCGGTGGTACATGCGGAGCTCCTCCAGCAGATCCGCCAGGTGGCCGAAGATCTTCAGCCGCCCCGTCTCCAGCCGATCGGTCACGTCCGCGATGCTCGCCTCCAGCCCGTACCCGCCATCCGGGAACGTCGCGTGGGCGTGCAGCATGTTCAGCCCGTGGCGCCGGTAGAGCTCCGCCATCGTCTCGCCGCTCGTGCGGTCATGGCTCGCCGCATCGTGCGGCCAGGCCACCGGGTACTTGCCCCAGGCGCGCAGAACCTCCGCCTGCTGGAGCACCGTCTGGCCCTTCGCCCGGTGCGTGTGCGTGACATAGACCGCATCCGCATCGCGATCGTGCCGCAGCAGCACGGCGCCGAAGGGGTGATCGAAGCCGAGATCGATGCCGACGATGCCCGGCCAGTGCGGCGGGATCGCGAAGGCGTCCATCGTGTAGGCGCTCTCCGGCACCGCGAAGACCTTCCCGCTGCCAAGCTGCGGGATGCCCCTCGTCCGCGCCTCACGCTCGTGCGCCGGGTAGCTCGCGATGATCCGCTGCTTCTGCTCATCATCGAGGTGGTCGGCGTCCATGATCGTCATCTGGACGATGCACCGATCGACGCTCGACGGGCGGGGGTAGAACAGACGCACCATGTCGGACATGCCGAGCAGCGGCGTGAAGGTGCAGTACACGATGCCGCCCGTGGCGTTCGTGCGCGTCAGCGCCTCCATGTACAGCGGCAGCGGCGGCTCCTCGTCCATCCAGACGCCGTCCAGCGTCTCGCCCTGCCACTTCTCCCGCTTCTCCTCGTAGCTCTTGAACGTGATCTGGCTGACGCCGCCGGTCGCGTGATGGACGAAGACCGTGTCCAGCGCATCCGCGATGCCGCGGGCGCTGGTCGTCTCCTTGATCCGCGCCTTCGGGATCATCCCGGTGCCGATGTTCCCCGCGCGCCCGACCAGCAGCCGCTGCACCGTGTCGCGCGTCGCTTCGTTCGTGACGCCAGCGCCCCAGAACGCCACCGCCTTGTCGAAGCGCCGACCCTGCCACCAAGAGGGATATTCGCCGGTCAGGTGGTACGCCGTTTCCGCGGCGGCCGAGTAGGTCTTGCCCAACTGGTTGCCGGCCATGAGCAGCCGCTCGCGGTACGCCTTGCCCGCGGCGTGGAACGCCTCCTGCTTGGCATACGGCCGGTAGAGCTCGATCTTCCGCTCATCGAGGCGCTTCTTCACCTCGCGCTTGATCTGCTCCCGCGCGATCGGGTCAGCCGCAAGCGCTGCGAGCTCCGGCGGCAGGGCGACACGGCGCCGGAAGGTCATGCCGCCTCCCAGGCCTCGCAGATGGCGGGGCAGGCTTCGCGCAGCACCGCCCAGGCGGCCTGCGCCACCTCCCGCGTCTCCTTCTGCGTCTCCGGCCCGCGGCGGAGATCACAGAAATGCAGCCACGATCGGAGGCTGCCGGCCATGTACAGCCTGGAGGTGGTAAGCCCCTCCGGCAGCACTGCCCGCGCGACCTCCTTCGCGACGCCGTACTCCAGCGCGATCTGGTACGCCGTCTCCGCCGCCGCCAGCACATCCTCCTGGGCGTCCCTCCACCAGGCGGCCAGCACCTCGTCGGTGGTCGGCGTGCTGGCCTGGCGGTTCGTCGGGTGCTTGAGCCGCGCCTCCCGCAAGGGGGCCGGGGGGAGTTCGCGCGTGTCGGCGTAGCGCTGGCTGAACTCTTGGAACGCGAAGCTCCGATGCCGCAGCAACTGCCGCCCGATGTCCCGCGTGGTGACGATCTCCATGCACGCGGACACCATCTCAAACGGGGACCAGTGGCGGTGGCGGATCAGATACCCGATCAGCCGCGGCGCGGTCGCGTCATTGCCCTGGTTCTGGGGGGCCGACACCCGCGCCATATACGCCACCAGCCGATCGGCCTCGGGGGTGGCCCAGACAAGGGAGACGGTCACCGCGACCGCTCCTTCCCGATGTGCTTCGCCCACAGCGCTTCGGCCTCCGCCCACCGCCGCTCAAGATCCGCGAGGTCGCGCTGGCACTGCCAGTATTCCTGGCTGTCCGTGTGCGCCTGGCGCATGAACTGCCGCCGGATATCCATCGCCCCGAGCAGGACGTTGAGCGTCTCCGGCAGGCCGCCGATCATGTGTGCCTTGGGCTGAAGGGCGGCCGGGGGTGTCGGGGTTAGGGTGAAGGGGGCGCTCATGGGGCGGCGCCCCGCTGGTACACGGCGGTGCCCGCGATCACCCGGCGCACCAGGCTGCGCTGGTTCAGCGCCGCCCGCAGGCTGTCGCCGGGGCTGCCGGCGAAGGTGACAAAGCGCTCCCGGCCGCCCACGACGAACTGCACCGCCGGATGCTTGGCGCGCATCGTCAGCGCGAAATCCCGCACACCCTGCTTCTGGAGCTCATCCACGATCGCCTCGTAGATCGCCCTCGATTGTGGCCGGAGGCGCATCATCGACGCCACCCGCAGATGCTTGCGCCCGTCTCGTTGTGCGCCAGGATCTGCCGCGCCGTCTCCGGCGTCAGCACGTCAGCGCGGGAAATGAAGATCGGCCGCCAGGCCGCGCAGCCCGGCTCAGTCACGCGACCACCGCTCGCGCAAGCGGGCAGCAGGATCGCCATCCCTGCCAACACCAGCATCCACACGCGCACGCGTCTCTGCATTGTCCAGCGCCCTTCCCAAGGCTCGATGCTCCGCCTCCAGCCGCCCGCGTCGCCGGGCGGCGTTCAACATGCTCGCCAGCACGATGCTCGCGGTCCCGGCCGCCGCCGCCGCCAGCGCCACATAGAAGCCGGCCCTCGCCCATGTGGCCGAGAGGGCCGACGAGATCGCGGCGAGGCCAGCCGCGATCACCCGACCATCTCCCGCAGCCGCCTAGCGCGCTGCCACACGAACCAGGCCGCGATGCCCGCGACAGTAGCCGCGACCAGCCAAGGCCCGGCCGCCTGCACGAGCTCCGCCAGGCCGCTCGCGTGGGGCGCGACAGCGGTCAGGATCTCGGCGGTGCCAGCCGTAGCCACCCCCGCCGCCGCCGTGCCCGCCGCGACGCGGGCGGTGCGGGTGCCGGTGACGCCGGGCTCGACCAGGCCAGCCAGCCGCAGGCCCTCGGTGATCTGCTCCGGCGTGTACGGATTGCCGCCGAGCTCGTGCGCGATGATCGCCTCCACGAGGCCCCGCATCGTCGCCGGGTCATGGAGGTCGAGGCGATCGTGCGGGGTGACACCGAGACGCCTGGACACCGCTCCGATGTACGCCGCGGTGTTGTTCTCCACCGCCGGGGCCCAGCGGTTGATGATCCCCGCGGCGGTGCGGAGCCCGTGGCGGTCCTGATAAGTCTGGAGCAGCACCGCCAGGGCCCGGATGCCGTATTCGTGGGACACGAAGCGGGCGAAGCGCGCCTTGCCCCCACCGGGGGGTGGGGGCTCAAGCGGCGGGTCGGCGAGGCCGAGCCACTTGTTTGCCGGGCTGTGGTCGATATTCCCTGGGTTCCGGTTCCGGTAGCCGCGGGTGGCCTGGGGGCCGGGGCGGGGGGTTCGGGCGGTCATGGGGTGGGGGCTCCGACAATCTCGGTTGAGAGGGGGCCACCCTCGCCCGCTCCACCCGCCCGGCGGGGGGCCGGGGGGCGGGGGGTCCGCGCCGGCCGCGCGCCACCAGGCGCCCGATCGGCCGCTTGCGGCGCGTTCGCGGCCGGCGCAAGCTGCGTCTCGCGCCCTGCCCCACCTGTCTCATTGGACGCATTTGCAGAATTCGAAATCAATGACTTAGCAGGCCTGATTTCCATAATCATACTTATGCGGCACGCGAAAGACCGTCTCAGGCCGGTTTGCGCGGGGTGCCTGGAAATATTCCGGCCGAAGGCCTGTCTCACCGGTCCCAGCTTTTGAGACGATGCGCCTGCGTCACGCATCTTCTGTGGCCTGTTCGATCGCCAGCACCGGCTCGGCCACGCCCTCGATCGCCCCGTCGTCGCCCTCGTCTTCGACCGCGGCTAGGAAGCGGCGGAGCATCTCGGCGTTCAGCCCGTCGAGAGGGCTGCTGACCTTGATGTCGGCGCGCTGCACGAACATGCCGAGTTCCTTCCCGATGAGCTCCAACCCTCGCAGGGTGCTCGGTCTGTCCTGCGCGGTCTTCGCTTCCTTGACCGTCGCCCAGAGCTCGTTGAGCACCTCGGCGCGCGTCGGCATGACCATGCTGGTCATGAGCTCGCTGCGCTTCGCGTCCACGATCGGCTGGAGCTCGGCCAGGCGCTTCTGGATGTCGGCCCGCTTCATCAGCTTCGCGGCCTCGACATGAGGGTGCGCGAAGCCGACCATCTCGGCGGCCTGGCCTTGCCGGATGCCCTGCGCCCGAAGTTCGCAGAACCGCTCCCACCGCTCATTCCGCAGCGCCGGCAAGGTGCTGTGTCTCCTTTAGGCCTTGGACTAAGCGACTTAGTCGCGCCTGCCTAAGTCCACTTAGGCTTGCGTCAGACGCAAGCCCTTTCGCGCTTCAACCACCCAAACCAAGCAATGAGGCTCGCTTCTGCCTCCGCTTCGGGCAGCCGGATGCCGAGCAGCCTCTCCGCCATGCGGATGCTCTCCGCCTTCCCCGCCCGGCCGCCAGGAAGCCCGTAGGACGCCTTCCAGCGGCTCGCCGGCATGGTCATGTGCTCATCCACCTCCAGACACCTCAGAACAGCCTCTGCGGCCCCTGTGGCGCGCCCGAACATGAACGTGCTGGCGAGCCCCTGGCCTGGCGCTGCGCCGACATCCTCGACGGCTGCCAGGCCGATCCGCCCGTGCTGCTGGAGCGTCCGCAGCAGCCAGGCCGCGTCGAGCCGCTTGTCATCGGTGATCGGCAGCCGGTCGCTCGACAGGTAGTCGGGCAATTCGCAGCCCGGCGAGCACCGCAGGATCGCCCACGCCCCTGACAGCCCCGGATCGAGGCCGAGCACGAGCGTCACGGGTGGCACGGTTGCCGCGGCAGGGCGCCCGCCTGCACTCGATGCACTCACACCCTCCCTATTGTAGGCACCCATAGTTATATATCCCCGTATTTATCGCCTATTTTCCGCCTATTTTCTCTCTCTTCTCTCTATAACTTATAGAAGGAGAATGCTGAGTGTACTGAGACAGAGAACAGCGAAGAACTGAACGGAACAGCGCGCAACGGGACGACACCGCATCGCAAACCGGCATGCACTCACTGCACTCACACCCCGCCCCCCGCGCCATCGGCGATCGCCATCTTTGCGCGCCGAATTTCCCGCTCAATTTCCTCCGCCTGCTCCCGAATTTCCGGCGCCTCGGCAAACAGCCTCTCGCGCAGAGCCGTCCCCGTGAGTGCATCGCCCTCCCAAGCCTCCTTCCGCCACCACACCCGGCGGCGCACGACGACGCCCATCGAGCGCGGCACCAGCCAGATCTGCGTGTCGCCATCGTTCGACCAGCCGGCCGCCTTCAGCCCGGCGCCGGCCTTCTGCTGGCTCCATGACACCTTGACGGAGCCGAAGCCCGAGCGCTGGGCGTTTTCGAAAGCCTCTTCGACCTCATTGGCCGAGATGACCGTGCGGCCCGTCTGCGCCGTCTGCGCCAGCCACTCCTCCACCCAGCGCTGAACCGGATGCCTGCCGGCTTCCGCCATCATCCGCTTCGCCGCGGTCGGAGCCGGGCAGCGGTGCGCGCTGTAGGTGCCGAGATCGCCCCACTGCGTGACGCCCACGCGGCGCTGCCGCAGCCAGGCCGCGACCGCCATCAGGTTCTCCTCGGTCATGTGGCCGCGGAGCTCCTCGATCTCCGGCGCCGTCAGCGTCGGCCCCGCGCAGAGCACGATGAAGAACCGCCGCTCATCGGCGCTCGGCAGCGCCAGCGCGTCGGCGTTGTTGGTGGTGAGGATCCAACAGGCATGATCGGGCGCGATGTAGGTGTCCCGATAGAGGCGCCGGGCGATCTGGGCCCCGCTGCTGTCGCCCGTGATCTTCTCCTTTAGAAAGTCGTACATGTCGGCCTTATGGAAGCTCGGGAGCTCGGCCACCGAGACGATGTGCTTCTCCACCCACGGCGTCTCGGTCTGCTCGGCGCGCAGCTTCATGCCGGCCACCCAGGCGACGTTGTGCCGCCCGATGCCGTACCGGATCCAGCAGTCGAGCAGCGTGTCCTTCCCGTTGCCCTGCTCGCCGAACAGCACCGGAGCCCAGAGGCATTTCACCTCCGGCCGCTGGATGCGATCGGCGAAGTAGTCGAACAGCATGCCGAGCTCGTTCTCGTCGGGGATCAGGCGCTGGGCGAAGCGGATGAACCAGGCGATGCGAGGGTCATCGTCGCGGGAAGGCGCCATGCCGACCAGGCGCTCCGGCGGCGTCCATGTGTTGAACCAGAGCGCGGCCCCCTTGCCCTCGCCCCACTTGAAGCGCGCGAGCCGCTCGCGGCCGGGGAGGTGCAGCGTTCCGACGACCTGGCGCACGCCGGCCTCGATGGCGAAGTCTGCCGGCCTCTGAATGAGGCGGCCGTTCTTGTTCGTCGGGATCACATCGAGCAGCGCCAGGCCGAGATCGCTGGAGGTGTTGAAGCCCTCCTTCGTCAGCATCAGCCCGTTGTCGAGGCGCAGGAACTGCTCGCGGGCGGGCATCCAGGCCACCTTCGCCAACACCCCGCGCAGCACGTCCCGCTCGCCCGCCTGCTTCTCCCCCGCGGCCTCCATCGCGGCCACGCCAGCCGCGTCCCCGGCGTCGTCGAAGGCCTCGCGGGCGTTCACCCGCCGCGACGGGTGCGTCCAGTTGGGCTGATGGAAGCGGGCCTCATGCACCAGCGAGCCCATCCCGATGCGGTCAGGCGGCGAGGACGAGCCCCAGTGATCCCAGCGCTCCTCGCAGGCCGCCGGGTCATGCTTGCTGCTGCGCTCGGACCAGGCGGCCCATGCGTCGAAGCCATCCGGTGATCCGCCGGAGGCGCGCCAGGCGGCCATGCCGATCCGCGACCAGTCGTCCCACCCGAGATCCTCATTCGGGATCGCGGCCAGGGCGGCCACGATGTCCTCCACCTCCCCGAGCGCGTCAGGGTTCTGGGCGATCGGCGCGTCGCCGGTCACCGGCTTCTGCTCGGCTGCCCTCACGGCCAGGTCGAGCACTACGTCCGAGATGTCGCCGAGCTCGTCGGCGCTGGCCGGGCCCGCGATCTGCTGGCCGGTGACGGTGATGTAGCGCGGCGCAAGGTGGTAGATCTCGACCTGGGCCCCCGCCACGCTGCCGTCCACGCGCAGCACCGACTGGAAGCCGGTGTCGAGGTCGCAGCGCCCGATCACCCGCAGCCCGGCCCCGCTGGGCGTCACCTCGACATACGCACCAGGGCACCGATCAAGGATCTCCTGCGCCCAAGCGTCGAGCTCGCCCGTCTCGGGGTGCCGGCACTTGTCCAGATCCAGGGCCCCGTACCCCTCCGCCTGGAGCAGCACCAGGCCGATGCCATCCGCCTGCCCGAGCCCGGCGGCCTGTTGCGCGTCCCGCAAGCTGCCCCAGGTCCGCGGGTCGTTCACCCGCGCCAGGCGGCCCGTCTGCGTCGGCCGGTAGGGCCGCTTGGTCGGCTTGCCATTGGCCCGCGCCTCCAGGCGCCAGATGACCCACAGCCTGCGGTCGGCCAGCGGCGCGAGCGCAGCGGGAAGCGGCCTTGCTGTTGATGCGCTTGCACTCGCTGTGGATGCTGGTGCATCTCTTCCAGCGGCGCCCTCACTATCGGCGCCGGGCTGGGCTGACTTCTGGTCCATGCTCCTACCTCCAAACGATCGGCCCCGGCGGTTCGCCCGCCGGGGCCGACATTGATGCAAGGTCTTGTGTGGTCCGCGCAAGCCACAGGATGTGGGGACGCCCGCACACGCGGCCCCCTACCTGTTGATGATCTGATCCATCGCTTCGGCCAGGGTGTCGTCGTCGTCCGGTAGGACGTGGCCGTAAACGCCGAGCGTCACGCTGATGTCGCTGTGGCCCATGCGGCGCTGGACCGCCCGCGGCGACAGCTTCGCCCGCAGCAGGGCCGTGGCGTGCATGTGGCGGAGATCGTGCAGGGACAGGCTGGGGTAGCCCGCCTCGGTCAGCACCTCCGAGATTGCGCTCGACAGCCCGTCCAGGCTCCAGGGGCGGCCGTGCGACGTGCGGAAGATGACCATGTCCTCGACCTCAACGGCCAAGCCGCCGGTTCGAAGCACGGCGACCTCGTCCCGGTGGCGCTGTTCGCGGAGCTCGACGAGGAGCGATTTCGGCACTTTCACTGTGCGCTGGCTGCTCTCGGTCTTCGTCTCGCCAACGCGCTGCGCGCCGTCTTCGTCGTAGTACGCAGCCCGCGATATGCTGACGCTGCCGGCGCGCCAGTTGATGTCCCTCCACTGGAGCGCGGCGATCTCCTGCCGCCTGGCGCCCGTCGCCAGCGCGAAACGCACCAACATACCTTTCCTGTGCCCGGCCACATGCGCCAGCACCTTCGCTTGGTCGGCGTCGGTCAGCACCACGCCCGCGCTCTTCGGCCGCCGCGGGAGGGGCAGATCATCCCAATGCGCCAGCTTTACCGACGCGCCGGCCGCCGCGGCGTCCTTCATGAGGCGCCTGCCGTAGGCTGCGGCGCCGCGGAGCCGGTGCGGCCCAAGCCCGCGCTTTGCGAGTGACACCAAGCCGTTCAGCACGTCCGTGCGGGTCAGGCTCGAGATCCGCTTCGGCCCCCAGGCGGCCGTCACGTAGTGGCAGAGGCGGATGACGGTTCGCAGCGCCTGCGGCCTGTACACCTTCATGGTCTTCTGGGTGTCGAGCCATTGCTCCACCCAGGCCCCGACCGTCAGCGTGTCGAGGGGCGTCGGCCCGGCCAGGACGTTCGTCACATCAGCAGGCTCCCCGCCTGGCGTCGTCGCCAGGGCGACCATCAGGCGCGAGCGCTCCGCGTCCGCGTCCTTCCGGCTGCCCTTCACGGTCGCGTACTGGAACGCCCGCTTGCCGGCGGCGCCCCGCGTCTCGACGCGGACGGTCCAGACGCCGGGCTTGCGCTCGCGAACAGTGATGTTCGACATGCGTCAGCCCTCCGCCTTGCCAGCCAGAAGCGCCGCACGCTCGGCCTCCAGCTTCGCGATCGCCTCGCGCAGCCAGAAGCACGCCTGGCGTGTGTCGGCCTCCTGACCGTCGGCGAGCCTTTGCGCGATCTCGCAGTCGTAGCGGCGGGTGCTCGCCTCATCGAGGTGACGCTCCAGGCCCGCCAGGTAGGTGGTCAGGCTGCCGATGGTGCGCTCCAGCGCGTCGGCAGTGTTGTTGCCGGGGTCGGACATCGGTCAGCCCTCCGCCTTGGCGGCGATGGCTCGGGCGCGCTCCAGCGTGCCCTCCGCCATCTCGTAGGCGGCATGGCGCGAGCCCCACGCCTCGTGGATCTCGATCGCCTTGCAGGCGCACTCGGCGGCGTCCGCGTGCTTGCCGAGCCGCTCCCAGCGCGCCGCCAGGTTCATCCACTCGCCGACGCTCTCCTTGGTGACGCCAGCGCGTGTCGCTTGGCCCATCACCTCACGGGCAGCAGGCGACCGATCGAACTCATTGAACTTGACCATCACTCTACTCCTCCAAACGAGCGCGTCCGAAACGCAACGCGCACCCGCAGCATCCCACGGGTGTGCGTTGAGCGCAAGTAGTTACGTTCAGAGCGGAATAGAGGGCCGGTTGTCGGTGACGAGGGCGGTGAGGGCGGCGCGCTGCATGGCGTAGGCGGCGGTGGTCGGCACGGTTGCCTCGACGCGCGACCAACCGGCTGCGACGGCTGTCGCCGGGGCGACGTTGCAGAACCAGACGAGGGAGGGTGTTTCGGTCGGCTCGCTGGTTGGGGGCCGGCGCCAGTGCTCGCGGACCTTCACCGTCTTCGCCTCGTCGCGCAGCCCCAGAAACTGGTCGAACACCTCGACCATCTGGATCGTGACCTCGGCCGCCCGCGGCGTCTCACTTTTGGCGCAGAGGTAGAGGGCCTGCTTGCGGTTGAGCCAGTAGGCGCGGCCGGGGCGACCGCCGAGCGGCCGGAAGTTTTCCATCACGGGGGTGGCGGAAATCTTGTTGAGATCGACGGTTCGCCCCACCGCGGGGCGGCCGCCCAGCGGCGAGAGGGTTTCCGCCACGGTGGCGGAAACCTCCCCGAACCGCTCCAGCGCGTTTCGGTGGCGCTCGATCAGCAGCCGGATCTTGTGTCTGTCGGCGAAACCTAAGCGCTCCGCCAAGCGGAGGTCGAGGATGCGGGGCGTCCCGTCTTGGGATGCGTCGAGGTCGGTGAGCGCCAACATGGGCGTGCTCCTGCTGTTGTATTGCCGGAGCACTGACCCGCTTTCTAGGGCGGCGTCCTCCGGGGGCTAGAAACCCGACAGCAGACGGGCGCGCATGGCTTTGGGCTGCCGCTCGCGCGGCTACCTTCGGACATACCGTGCGCCCCCCGGAGGGACGTGCGTGAAGTGAGACGCCGTTTCGGGGCAACCGCTGCTGTTCGGAGGTTTCTAGGCTCCGCCGGCAAGGTGCCCGCAACGCAGGCGCCGCGTCAAGAGAAGGCGATCAGCACCATCGCGAAGCCGATAAAAGCCGCGCCCAGACAGGCGGCTTCGAAGACGGCGGAGAAAACATCGCGAACCATGTGGAACCTCCAAACAGGCTGATCGCCTGTGGAGGTTCTACCGCAGAGCTTGCGCTATACGCAAGCCCTTGCGTGTAGATCATCAGGCCTGGGCCTCGGCCGCCCGCCCCAGCAGCGTCACGAGCTCGCCCGCCAGCGTGGCCGGCAGATCGACGTGCAGCAGCACCCGGAGCCGCCCGCCTTCGCCCACCGCCAGGCTCGTCGTGCCGATCGGCGGCGCCGAGCTCGCGACGATTGGCGGCGGCGGCGTCTTGCCTCGCCGGTAGCCGACGCGCTGGGCGAACTCGTCCAGGCCCATGTCGAGCATCTGCGCTAGGTCACACGCTCGGCTGAATGGGAGGTCTTGGTTCTCGGTCCCCGAGAGGAAGCGCGACACGCTGGCCTCGCTCACGCCCCAGGATTTCGCCACATCGCGCTGCGAGTAGCCACGGGCCACGAGCGCGTCCTTGATCCACTCGGTCTTCGCCTTCACCACCATGCCGTTTTCTTTCTTCTTACCCGGCGCGTGGGCGCGCCGCGCTCACCGTAACCGATTGCGCTTGGCGCACCAACAGCGAACCAGCACGCACACCACAAAAAAGCACGCATTAACATTTGGCTAGAAGATGCCCCCCCTGTTAACTATTTCGTGATCGTCCAGTTTCCTATCCGTTTCAAACGACTACAGCCCGCGGGTGAGATGATCCCTTGGTTTGACGCGAGATCACTTTGTGTTGAACGTAAACACATGCACAACACACAAGCACCCGCCACGACGCCGCTCCGCCGCACCATAGACGCGAAGGACGCGGCTGTATTCCTCGGCCTGCCGCTGCGGACGATCTACGACCTGTGCCGCAAGGACCGCCTGCCGCACATCAAGTTCGGCTCCCGCGTGCTGTTCCTGCCCGACGCGCTGGAGCAGCACCTCCGGGCCCAGATGCGCGGCGGCCACGCCGCCGCCCCGGTCGATCCGCTGTCCTGATGCTGCGCCCCTGGCCTCACCAGGCGCAGGCGCTGCGCGATCTCCTACTCGGCCACTCGGCTTTGTGGTGGGAGCCGGGCGCCGGCAAGACGCTGCCCCTCGCCCTGGCCGGCGCGGAGGCGGGCGGCCGGCAACTGTGGATCACGCTGGGGATGCTGCGCGAGCAGGCGGCCCGTGACATCCAGGCGGCCCGCGGCCGTTGCTCGGTGCAGATCATCCGCTCGCAGTCGGACACGGTCGATCCCGACGCCGATGTCGTCATCGTCTCCTATGACCTGATCCGCAGCGCGCCCATCTGGCGCCAGGCCTTCGGGCTGCGCTGGTCGAGCATGGTGTGCGACGAGGCCCACGCGCTGAAGGAGGGCCGCAGCCTCCGCACCCGCGCGATCTACGGCGCGACGCGGGAGAGCCAGGGGGCGCTCTGGCGGAAGGCCGATCGGGTGTGGCTCGC